CTACTGCTGTTCCATATGCAACATCAATTGTGGTATTATTAGATACAGCAACAGCATCAACCATCCAATCAACATCTGATGTGGCTGCAATACCAGCCCAATAAACTTGAAAGGTAACTGTTCCAGCATTCCATGCTTTTGGAAATGCTACTGAAAATTGTGCAAACTCATCTGAATCTTTGTCAAAATCTAGTACCTGTAAATCTGGTCTACCTGATGTAGTTTCTACAGCTGTTATTGCAGAACATCCATTTGATACAGTTGGGTTCATTGCTGTAGCCGGCACCCACATTGTTTGTTTTCCTACAAATCCTGTTGATAAAGTTCCAGCACATGCAATAGTACCACCAGAATCAATATTTAATGTTGAACCTGATAAAACTGAAAAATCATTTGCTGTAAATTGAAAATCATCTGCACCAGCAATTTTAATATCTATTTGGTCATCTGTGTCAGCAGTAATTGTTGTATCACCATCATCATCAAGTACAAATTCGTTACCCTCTAAATCTCTTGTTGCAACAACATTTGCAACATTAAAAGTACCAAATGCATTTATTTGTAATGTGTCAGAAGCTTCAGCACCTACTCCTAAAACTACAGCTGTTCCATTGGTTGCTGTATAATCTGCAGGGGCCAGTCTTGAACCATTAAGATATACATCTATTTGACCAGCAGTATATGCTAGTGATACACTATTAGTATCATTACCACTAAATGATGTTTGCCCAGCAGTTGCCGTATAGATAAATTCTGTTCTAGTTGCCCCTTGTGCAAAATCTCTACTTCTTGTCATAACTTGTTATCCTATTGAATATATGTTTATTTATACAAACTATTATGATGGTTTTGTTGGCCATGTGACATTTTCAGCTTTCTCTACTGTATCTACACCACTAGTTATATCTCTAAGTGATTGTCTATATGTTTTCCAAGCATCAGACATTGTGACATCACTCAAAGCTAAATAATCAGTTTCAACTAAAAATCTATTTCTTTCACTTCTTAATACTTTCATTGCTCTACTAAGAGCACCATTTGTCCAAGCAGTTTCTTCAGCATCTCTTGCTGTTTCTTCTGCATCTGTCATTTGACGCCTAACTCCATTTTCTAATATATATCTCGGCATTATTTTTCTCCTATTTTCCTAATCCATATAATGTGAATGTACCACTATCTATGTTACCTGTGCTCATTTTAAATGAAACTCCTGTTATTGCAGTTGCACCTTCAATCGTACCAGCAGTCCATGTTTGTGCTCCACCTGGTGCATCATCTTTTGCAACTGACCTTGCAAAAAAATGTTTAGTGAATACTGCATTTGATGGTCCATGTAACCAAAGAAATCCATTACAACATGATTCGGCATTAGTTTCAATGGTATCTGCATATGCAATTGGTTGATATGTAGTATGTCTATATCTACTTTCACTTACATCTGCGTTATTGTTAGATGCAGTTCCACCCTCTGTATTTGAACCATTACATTGACATGATTTTATTTCTTTATTGAAGTCTGACCCATTTGATGTAAATTGACATGTTAGTGTAGAGCCAGAAGCTGGATGAACATTAATATATTGTATTAAGTAAACATCATAAGTAGAATCTATACCAGAAGTAATATTAACAACTGAATCAGCTGATGCTGTACTTGAAGATATTTTAGATAAAGAATCTCCACCAGTAAACCCAGAACCCCAAGAAAAACTTTTTGATATTGATTTATAAGTAGCCATTACGATTTAGAAAACCCATAAAGAGAAAATAGTCCAACATCAATATTACCAGATGAAAAATTAAATCTAAATCTGTCTATTGCACCTGTTTGTCGTATCATTCCACCAGCATGGCTTGATTCCATTTCATCATTGTATCCCATGCTATCACCAATACCATCAGCCAAAAAAACTTTCCATGTGTCTGTTTCTCCAGCATCTGTTATGTATATCTGGCCACTGCAGGACTGGTCATTGCCATTTGAGGGGTCACCTCCACCATCTACATCGGATTCTGTATTATTACTTCTCATAATAAAATTAGCAGAATGTTTATCATCTGTAAAATCACCATCTCCTGGCGCCCATTGGAATTCGGGTTTTTGTACTGATGGGTGTACCATTGTATACATGATTAGATATGCTTCGTATGTACTATCAAAAACAACACTACTAGTGCCATGAATAAAATCCACAGCAGAAACAGAACTACCAGCGGTGACTGTTTGTGTTTTAAGAAGATTCCAACCACCACTTAAACCTGTAGCATTAGAAGATACAGCATTTGGATATTTTATGTCATTATAATTAGCCATTATTTTGCCATTCCATACATTGAAATTCTACCAGCTCTTATGTTAACACTAGGATATACAAATCTTATACGAGTTATGGCAGCAGTTTGTTGAAAATAACCAGCATTCTCATGACATTCGAAATAAGCATTAGTACCAGCCATCCCTGAACCAGTCAGTTTAGATAAAAAATGTTTTTCAAAAACTGTTGATGCTGGATTATACAAATATAGATATCCACCCACAGCTCCTCTATCTTGATTATCATCATCACCATCACCTTTTTGTGCAATACCTAGAGCTGCATTAGCAGCATCATTATCTTGTGGGCCACCATGACCATCATCACCAAAAGCAGAACCATCTCCTTTATGAGATACAGCTCGTTGCATGGTTGTAACTGTTTGATTATAATTTGTATTTGTACCTGTATCTACTTGAAAATGAAGTTGAGCTGTACCATCTGGTATCATTCCATTTAAAACAAATTTATAAACATCATAAGTAGAATCAAGACCAGAAGTAAAATCCATAGATGATGCAGCATCATCATGACCAGTAGCCCCATTAGCTACATGTGCTGTTGAAATTAATGAGAATCCAGCACCACCTGAAGTATCTCCATAATCTACATTATACTTAACATCTTTATAATCTGCCATAGGTCACTCCTTATTTTTCTGTAAGTAACCAACCTTGTGTAGCATCAATATACACTAATCCAAATGCAGCTCTTTCTGTTCCTACTGTTAGGTCGGCTGTTGCTCCTTGAATTTTATGTGAATTTCTACCCACAGTTATTGCATTAGTATCTGCTGTTGCGGCATAATCTATAATCTGTATGTAATCTCCACCATCAGCACTAGATGGTAATGTCATAGTAATTGCACCACCTGATGTATTAACAGCATAAGATTTTCCTGCTACCATTGTAGTATCTCCTGTTATAACTGCTGTTGCAAATTTAACAGATGCATTTTCTCTTGCTCTTGTCATATGATTAAGTCCTATTGTTTCTTATATTTACATATTATTTATAAGAGTTTTTTCCCTTTAAACCAAACTGGTAAACCTAAATGTGGTCTATTATCATATTTATTATTTTCCCATTTAGGATTGGATGTATCATTGTAATGTAGAAAGACTTGTGTACATTGATTACCCTCAAATTTATTACGCCAATGAGGTAATTCACACCCAGAGTATATTAACATATCACTAGGATTTAACTTAACTTCCACATCTTTTTTCTTAGTATCTGTTAACCAGATAGGCCATACATCTCCACCCAGACATAAAGTAGTAGATACTTCACAAGAATATCTATCAGTATGTTTTTCTAGTGATTCTCCTTTATTGTAAATTCTAGCATAAGAATATGTTGGTGATAATTTAAGACCTGTTTCTTTATTCATCTTATCAGTCAATAATGATAAGATAGTATCCATTGCTACATCTGAATAATGATTGTATGATTGTGGACATTGTTCATCACCCATTTTACCCCAATCATCATTATACTTGGATATGTATTTTGATTTTTTCATTCTTAAAAAAACTTCTCTTTTCATTAGAAAATAATCATGTACAAAATTTGCAACATCCATTGGTATTGCATTTTTTACAATTTTATATTTGTTTTTTTTATAACTCATACTGAACCCTCTGCCATTACAATATCTCTAGGAAGTGCCATTAAGTTCCAATGTATAAATTTAAAATTTCCACCTCTAGACATAACATACTCATGAGGTAAGTAAGATGGGAACATATATATACTGCCAGGTTTTGGTTGATAATTTACACACTTACTATAATAACTAACTTTTTCTATATCCTTTTCAGGTAATGCAGTCATAGCTGCACCTGGTCTTGGGTCATGAAATAAAGGATAAGAACTATTATCATTTTCTAAAAAAAAGAAACCAGATATGTGACAATTTTCATGGATGTGTATTCTATGATGACCCCCACCATCTTTGGCAAACTCTTGAACCCACATACTATGTATTGCAACATCATGATTTGTCATATCTACTCCCCATGTGTCAAGTAGATTAAAACCAGTCTTTCCAACCCAATTAACTAACTCTGCTAATTTAGGGTCTTCTTGCATATTAACTGAATGATAAACATGACCAAAATCAGTACCTAATTTTTGTATCTTTTCTTCAGCATTATTATGAGCATCATCTATATATGGTTGAGAATTTTCATTTAACTTATCAACCCATTCTGGTTTTTCTGTTGCAAAAAAAGGTGTTGCAAAAAATTGCTCATATAATTCATTATTATCATTCATAATATCTTATCTCCATTCTGGTCCTAAATTCCATTGTACCAATGAAAGTCTTTTTCCTTTTGTGACAGGTGAAACTCTATGATGAGTAAAACTTGGAAAAACACAAATTGAACCTTTAGGTAATATTTGTTTACATGGTACTATGTAATGTTTACTATCTGGTTCATCATGTATTCTAGTATCAAATTCTAAAAGTCCACCCTCATAATCTTCTGGGTCTGACAAAGAAACTGTTACAGATAGTTTTCTAATTAAACCATTCTGTTTTTCTTTTTCATAATACCAACCTGATGAATCTGTATGCCAACCATAATACTGACCTTCATTATATATTGTAAATTGACAAGGTTCAGAATCAACAATATCAAAATTCCAACCAGCTAGTTTATTAGCTCTATGTACATAAGGTCTAATTTCTTTGTATATCCATTCTTCATTTAACCAAGTTATATAAGAATCTCTTTTTTGTAATAAATTTTTAGCATCTTCATCATTTCTAATCTTTAATCCTGTTACAGCAACATCAGGTTTGTCATCCATAGCTATTTGTATAATATCATCACATAATTTTTCTGATAAAGCTTCTTTAAAATAATAAAAAATTTTTTTATAAAACATATTTATTCACCTCTATAAAAAAATTCTTCTGCAATTATATCATCAGTCCATTGATAATGAAACCAACCTGTTGCTATGTACTTCTCATGTTTTCTTGTTTTTTGACTTCTATGTGTATGTGTCCAATCAGTAGGCCATATTAATGTTAATCCTTTTTTAGCTGGAGCAATGATATCTAAATATTTAAATTCAGTGCCACCATCTGGTACATCATTTAAGTATGTCATAAAAACTAAAATTCTATGACTTCCAACACCTGGCCCATTTCTTTCATTGTGCCAAACTTTATAACCACCACCTGGTCTATACCATTGTACACTCCAATTTTGTACAATACTATATGAAGATAAACTTTTTACTTCATCATATTTTTCCTCATACTCATTCACTACTTTTTGTAATGCATCAAGATAATCTGTAAAGGGTGAACCTTCTGGTCTAGGACTACAAGTTAAATCTTTTGATTCTTTAATTTTTATATTAACATGACCTCTATTAATAATACCATCTTTTACATCTGGTGATTTTTTATGTTCTTCTATTAATGCATCACATATTTTTGGGTCTATATAAGAACCATGTATAAAACTTTTAAATGGAAATAATTCTTTATTCATTGAAATTTAGGTCCTACCATCCAATATGTTAATGTAATTCTTTCACCTTTTGTTACAGGTCTAACTCTATGTGGCATGTGAGAAGTAAACATAAGAATATCACCTGAAGTAAATTTCATTTCTTGTGGTCCATTATCAAATAAATCAAACTCACCACCTTCATATGGTTGTTCTGATAAATTTATTAATACAGTATATTTTTGGTCAAAATTATGAGAATGGTCTGAGCCATCACTATGCCATGAATATTCAGCACCTTCTTTATATACATTATAATTTAAATAATTATATCTTGTTGGTTGCCATATGTTATAACCTAATGTATCAATATTAAGAATTTGACATGTATCAAAAATTTGGTCCATATAGTTTGCAACATGACCATACTCAATATTATTAACTATTGATGTTTTAGTAGAACCTCCAGCCTTACCAAAACAATCTTCTAGAGGATGTCTTCTAATTTGTTTATTAAATTCTTTTATAGTATCAAGTGATAAAAAATTTTCAAATAGATGTATTAATTTCATCATTACCCCCCACATGATAATATATTGATGAATCACCTCTACCACAAAATTGAGATGGCATTAAATTAAATGCTATTGAGTATCTAGTTTGTTCACTTCTATTTTTTAATACTGTGTGTGGTGTTTGTGACGGAAAAAATATAACAGAATTATTTTTAGGGTGCCAATCGTATGATGAACAATTCCAATCATTATATTCAGTAGGGTCTACACAAAATCCATTCATTTTATTTGCAAAGTCACCAAATCTAATACCTGTATTTATGCCTTCTTCATTACCAAAATAAAAAACTCCACTCCACATGGTATTATTGTGATTATGAAACATACTACCCAAGCCAGGGGATGTATATGTTAACCATGATGTAGTCATAACAAATTTTGTATCATTATATTTTAATACACTATTTTTAAAAATATTAAAACAATGAAATATGGATTCACCTAACCAATGTAATTCTTTGTGTTCTTTTATTACATTAATACTTCTTGACCTAATATTATCAACATCATCTTTTGGATTCCACTCAATAGTTTGAGTAAGATTCATTAAGTCTTTTGTTTGTTTTTCTGTGACTACTAATTCTCTAGGATGTAGTATTGTAGAAAATATAGGTATTATTTTTACTTCATTATCACTAAGAATATCTTCATCCATTTTTACTTCATTATCACTCATAATATAGTCCACTTGTAAATTATATAATTATTTATAAGTGATTTATTAAGTAATTTCTTCCCAAGCACTAGATGAGGGATTCCAATACCATTCAGTTACACAATCCCCATAAGGACCATCTTTACAAGCTCTCCACTTTTTAACAGATTCATCCCATCTAACAACCTTCATTTTTTCTATACCATCTTCTGTATATGCTCTTGCAGAATTGCCTGGGTGAGCAGTAGGTGGTTCCCATATTAATGTATCTGTGTTTAATGTCCATGATGCACAACTATTACCCACATAGTCTGCGGGTCTTGGGTCATAAAATTTTTCTTTTGTTGGTGACCAATTCCAACCCTTGCCTGGAAATTTACCTCTTTGACTTTTGTTGTAAGAACATTGTTTCCATGTTCCACCCCATTTACTGTTTATCCATGTTTCTGCCTCTGCAGAGTAATCTCCACCATTGGAATTAATATCATCATTACTAAATACATTAACTACTTCAACGACATTATCTGAATTAATTTTTGCAAAATGTGCCATGATTTATTTCCACCTTGAAGCAGCCTTAGCATTAAACTGTGCCTGCATAGAATATACACCATCACCAACAGTTCCAGCAGATGCACATGGTTCTACAACAATAACTATACCAGAGCCACCTGTTCCACCAACCTGTGGTCCATTACAATAGCCAGAGTTTTCACCCCCACCACCACCGCCTGTATTGGCTGTACCATTTGCAGGTGCTTGAAATATTGCTCCACTTTGATTTGCGTGTTTAATACCGCCATTACCACCGCCACCAATTCCACCTGTTGCAAATCTATATACTGTTGATTGTTGTGCTAACTGGCTAGGGAATGAACCAAATGCACCAGCTGAACAGCGCGAGCCAGAGCAACCAGCTTCACCAGGACCAAATTGAGTAAGGTTTCCACCCCCACCACCACCTATGATTCCACCCACACCTACACAAGTAGGAACACCATAAGGATTTAAATTTTTACCAGCTCCACCATTAGCACCAACTACATTAGCAGAGGAACCACCTGAGTCGCCGCCTCCGCCGCCTCCCCCACCTTGTTGGAAGCCATTTCCAGCACCACCATTAAATCCTTGATTAGCAGTACCAATA